GCTGAAATTTGGAAAGAGAATGGGCAAGAATTAGACGACCAACTTGGCGTTGTTGCTTTAATATTAGCCAATGGATTAGGAATTATCTCTGATGCCGCACTGAAGGAGGGTAAGTGATGGCAGATAAGCACCTTGTCGCCTGTGTTGCCCTTGTTTGCGCGGCTGTTACCGCAATGCGCGGGGCAGATGGATGGGGATGGTTCATTTTCATTGCGTGTGTATGCATTTAAAATTGTAGGAGGGTGAGTGATGGATATTGTTGAACGGTTGCGACATACTGAAGAAGAAACTGCCACTATTGGGCAAGAACTGGTTTATCTTCAAGTGCCTGTAAATCCAGATGGATCAGAAGCCGCGAACGTAATTGAACAGTTGCGGGAAGAACTTGACAGGCAAATAGCGTGGAAAAATTACGCTATAGACAGCGGCCTTGTTCTTGCTGACGCCGTAATTCATGCCCGTCAAAACGGTTATGTTCTTCCAGCTTGGTTGCATAATGCGGCAATCAATCCGCTTGATTTGTTTTTGGAAGAAAAGAAACGCCGTGCCGCACTGAAGGAGGGTGAGTGATGTGTTTTCAACTCAAAGGAACCGCAAGTATAAGAGACCCTATGATGTGGCGGATATTTAATAGAATTGGTAATTGGACACGCCGTACACGGCCAAGATATCGCAAATACTGAAAGAGGGTGAGTGATGGAATTTAGTTTTTGGAAATTTGAATTTGTGTCCCATGACGGCGGATGGTTTATAGCGTGGGATGACGTAATTAAATTAGAATGGCATTCGCGTTAAAGTAAGTAACCATATAATATCACTTAGAGACACTTTTCGCATACGAGTAACCGTATAATATCAGTTAATACTCATTCGCGTATAGGAGATTATAATGCTACCCCGTGAAATGTTCCCATCTGAATTGATGGCCGCCTTACGCAAAAAAGCCCAAGAGTGTGAAGATTCCGAACGGTCGCCAAAGACTGGTAAATCTACATGGCCGAAAGAAACCACCCTTGAATGGGCTGCGGCTGAACAGATTGAATATCTACTACAAGAAATCCGTATGTATGAAAGCCTGTACCACGATATCCTTGTAGCCATGGACAACTTTGAAGAACCGAAAAAAACCTTCAAGGTACGGGTGCGTAAAAAAAATTCTAAATGATCGATATTTATTGTTGACACGATCTGAGCCATGTATATAGTGGGTTTTGTTCAGGGCGGTCCTGACTAGATAGGAGATTAGAAATGACACTTCCAAAAGTTCTAATGACAAAAAAGATTGACGGTGTAAGTAACAAGACGTTTGAAATTTCCCTAGTACGTCGCAAGGCAGGTTGGGATGGTTGGAAACAAGCACCAGAAGCGTTTTTTGTTAGAACAAATGATTTACACCCAACAGATCCTCGGTGGTTTCATAAAGTGTTTTACAACATGCATGACGCCCTCGACGCCTACTGCCAAATAGATTGATAACCGGGGGCTACGGCCCCCACCTTTTTATAACGGAGAAAACAATGCCAAGAGGCCGCAAGAAAGGCGCAAGCCATAAATACACTACCGAATATCTAGATGACGCTCTTGAAATGATATACGGTGGCAAGACCATGTCACAAGTGGCCAGAGAACTAGGTGTCCATCGGCAAGCCCTTCACCGGGCGTTTAAATTACAAGGCAAATTACCACGGAAGGTATTGTGATGAGTAGCGAGGTCTTAATAGAACGCCTTCGGGAAAAGGCAAATAATGAAGATGAACCCGATCGTGAACTGTTACGCCTCGCTTTCATGCGCCTTAAACACGTAGAAGAAGCCTTGGCTTTTGTGGGAAATGTGTGTAATCAACAAAACTCTGAGTATGCAAAGGCTTGCGCCCTCGTTGCTCATAACGTTTGGCATCTAGATCCATTTACAGATTACCAATTGCATAAGGTGACCCTACAATGAGAACCCCTTCCATTGCAGAACTATTTGTAGCCCTTGTTTACGCCATGCGTAACAATAACCTTGCGCGTGTGAAGAAACTCCGTAAGATGATCGATGCGTCCCTTCCTTTGGCGCACCTCCCATGACTTAGGCTCCCTTCGGGGAGTCTTTTTTTTGCCTATATGATGGAGACCACTATGGCAATGTACAGATTATCAAAAGAGATTATGATTGAAACCCTACGCATCTATGAGGCATGTGGAAGAAGTATAGCATCCGCGGCAAGAGCCTCTAACCTTCCTCGCAAGACATTCGATTGCCGTCTCGAACGGGCGTTCCAAGAGTTTCCTGATGGATTGCCAGACACCCCGACTATGGGCCAATGGATGTATCCCCGCATGATCTCAAAAGAGATCCCGTCAAGTGTATGGGCCGTTGGATCTGATATCCACATATGGGACGGTGACCCACCGCTGATTTATAAAGCCTTCGTTAAAGTATGTAAGATGATCAAAGTAGATGGAATCATCCTCAACGGAGACGTCATTGATGGCGCTAGGATCTCAAGGCACACACCGACCCGTGGGTCACGAGCACCAAAGATTGAAAAAGAAATCGAAACCGCCAAGGCATGGCTCAAACTACTCCCAAAAACCCGTCACCGTCTGTGGACCATGGGAAACCACGACATTAGAATTGACACATACATTGCCTCAAACGCAGGAGAACTCGACGGATACATCATGTCCTTGGCGGAACACTTCACAGACTGGGAATTTGCGTGGGGGTTTGAAATCAACGGGACAGAAATACGCCATCGTTTCCGATCAGGGATCCATTCGGCCTATAACTCTTCCCAACACGCGGGAATTAGCATGGTTACGGGCCACACCCACCAATTACAGGTCACTGCTGTCCGAGATCGTCGTGGATCCCGCTGGGGCGTAGAAACTGGCACTCTTGCCGATCCACATGGTCCCCAGTTCCAATACACAGAAGGAGCACCGTCTAGAGCGCAGCAGGGGTTTGCCATTCTTACATTTGATGAAGAGGGTATAATGATGCCCCCAGAACTCTGCGAACTGATTAACGGTCGTCCAGTGTTCCGAGGGCAGTACGTCTTATGAGGTACGGGCTATGGATTGCATATTCCACTCTCCATTGTCTTAAACCACACCCCCGTACAGCGTGGTAGCAGTGTGTCTAACAGTGACGGACAATCTGCCGCTAGGCTTAACCAGAACACACACCAGTTAGAGCCGACTTACGTTAAGCCTCTTCAGCTTCGCTTTCCTCGCCGTCCTCGTCATCGAGTTCAACAAGCGTGTCTTCGTCGTCCTCGTCCTTGGTTAGCATAAGGATTGGCTTTTCAAACGCTTCCTGCATCAGATCAAAATCGTCTGCCAGTTCTTCAAACGTTTCGCCAAATGGGCTCGCGTCTTCTTCTGTCCAAAACTCAATTTCGTCGTCATCGTTATAGAATACCTCACGAATCACGAACTGGTCGTCATCAAAAATAGAATCCCCATCCTTCGGGATGTAGATTACGCGATAATTCCAAGACATGGTTTCACTCCGGTCAATGCTGGTTACGGTTAAAGTTGGTGTATTCCATTCAAAAGAAACGGTCGTTGCGGTCGTTAACGATGCCATCAAGGTCTAGCCTCCTTCGGTTATGAGAGTTGGGTTTCACCATATCATGGTTGCGGTTTGATGACATCCCTCGGTTAAATATATCCAATGGAATGAATATCAAACCTTAAAATACATACTAAGTTATTGATATTAATTAATAAAACGTGTTTAACTTATACTTAGTTACTTATCCAGAGAGAGACAGATATATTTGTCCAGAAGAGAGATAAAATAGTGATAGATATAAGAGTAGCCAGACATTGTTTTGGGATTTATAAGAGAGAATTATTATTATTTATATATATATATATATTTATATATTTTATTATTACCTTAAGTAGAAAGATCAATGGGTTATGGGGAAGTTTTGAATGTTAACGTTAACACTATTCGTAATATTCTTTGGTGCTATAGCATTTTGCTGCGTTTCATCTTATATTGGTGACGTTCTAGGAGGATTTTATGGCAAAAGTCGGCCGTCCAACAACGTATAAGCCAGAATACTGCAATGTCGTCATCGAAAAGGGCAAAATAGGCTGCTCTTACGCTGAAATGGCCGTTGCTTGTGGAACTGTGCGCGCGACTTTGGACTATTGGAAGGAGATCCACCCAGAATTTTCTACCGCTCTCGCGTACGCACGAGAATTATCGCAAGTTTGGTGGGAAGAAACTGGCCGCACAAACTTGGGAAAACGGGACTTTAACGCCCAGCTTTGGCTCAAAAACGTGGCTTCCCGCTTCCGTGACGATTATGCCGAGCGCCGCATTAACGAATTGATGGGCAAAGACGGTGGTCCTGTTCAAATTGAAACCAAAACCATCAAATCAGCCGAACTCGATGATGATACGCTGGAAGCACTGGAATTGGCCTTGGCATCGGCCATAGAGGCTAAATGAACGCTCCCGTTCACATTCTCCACAAAGGCGACAGAATCGACGCTAAGGCTTCCCTGCTGGATATCAGACGCGAACGATCGTTCCGGTCCCTTCCCAAGTTCATTGAGTATGCATGGCCTGTCGTGGAGCCGGGACAACCCTTTATCGACAACTGGCACATCCACCTCATTAGCGAAGCCCTGACGGCCATCACTGACGAGGTCATGGTTGACGATGAACGATACTACAACCGCCTGCTGATCAACGTCCCGCCCGGCACAATGAAGTCCCTGTTGGTAAACGTGTTCTGGCCTGCTTGGGAATGGGGGCCGAGGAATATGCCGCATTTGCGATATGTCTGCGCTTCCTACTCGATGAACAATGCCATCCGCGACTCAACCAAAATGCGCCGCCTTATCGCGTCCGATTGGTATCAGGAAATGTGGCCCCACGTTAAGTTGACAGGCGATCAGAACCAAAAGACCAAGTTCGAAAACACTTCCACTGGGTTTCGCCAAGCCCTCGCCATTGACGGTATGACTGGTGCTCGTGGCGATCGCGTCATCATCGATGACCCCCATTCGGTTGATTCGGCCAATTCAGAACAACAGCGCAGGACAACTATCGAAACATTTAAAACTGCTATCCCGACCCGTCTCAACAACCCCGACAAGTCCGCCATCATCGTCATCATGCAGCGCCTCCACGAAGAGGACGTATCTGGCGTAATCCTAGAAGAACAACTGGGCTACGACCACATCATGCTGCCCATGGAGTACGATCCCGATCGTGCCTCACCCACCTTGCTGGGCCTTGAAGATCCTCGAGAAGAAAAAGGCGAACTGCTATTCCCCGATCGGTTCCCCGCCCACGTTGTGGAGCGAGAAAAGAAAATCATGGGGTCGTTTGCCACGTCCGGCCAGTTCCAACAGCAGCCAACCCCTGACGATGGCGGTATCATCAAGCGTTCCATGTGGCAGTTGTGGGAGAACGAAAATGTATTCCCCGACTTCGACCACATCATTGCGGCCGTGGATACTGCTCTCAGCGAGAAGTCCGAGAACGACTTTACCGCCATGACCGTCTGGGGCGTGTTCTCCGAGGATCCGGTGGCGTCAGCCGCCAAGTCCGGGGAGGCATACCGCGTAGAGCGTACGTACAAACAGCCCCACCCGAAGGTCATGTTGATCTACGCATGGCAAGAAAGGCTATCGTTTGCCGGGGTGGTTGAGAAAATATCATGGACTTGCAACAGATTCCCGATCGAAAAAGTCCTTATTGAAAACAAAGCCGCTGGCATCCCTGTAGCGTCAGAACTGCGCCGCCTGTATTCCAATGGCAAATTCCACGTTCAACTGGTGGATCCCGAAGGCATCGACAAGACCGCACGGCTGTATTCTGTTCAGCATTTGTTCCAAGAAGGCCTCGTATATGCTCCTGACAAGGCATGGGCCGACGATGTCATTACCCAGTGCATGCGGTTCCCAAAGTCCAAGCATGACGACCTAGTGGACACGGTGGCCTACGCCATGCGATACTTACGCAAAACTGGTTTCATTCAAAGGGCTGACGAGGTTCAGGCGGAACTTGACCAGATCAGGGTTCACCAAGGCGCACCGCCTGCGCCACTATACGGGGTCTAAAGCATGCCACTCGCACCGTCCAACCTACGCTTACCAGCGGATCCTTCGCCTGTTCATGAGGATATTGACGGTATTGAGATAGAAATGGTCGAAGACGGGCCAGAACAGGGCTATGACGAGCACGGCAACCTTATGTCGATTGAGACCCCCGATGGGGCCATTACCATCACCTTGGACGGGTCACCCTTACAAAGGGCAGAAGAGGATGGCACCGAAGGGTGGTTTGATAATCTGGTCCATAGAATAGACCAAGCCGACTTATCCGCCATATCCTTTGATCTCATCAAGGGCATCCAAGACGACTTAGACTCCCGCAAAGAATGGATAGACGACCGTGCTCAAGGCATTAAACTTCTTGGTCTCAAGGTGGAAATCCCCGGTCTGGCAGGGGCAGCAGACAACGCCCCCGTTGAAGGTATGTCTCGCGTTCGGCACCCGCTCTTGCTCGAGGCAGTGCTACGTTTCCAAGCCAATGCTCGGTCAGAACTATTGCCTACGGATGGACCCGTAAAGATCAGGGAGGACAACAACAATGCTGACTTTGCCTCCGACCAGCTTGCCAATGACCTTGAAAACGACCTCAACCACTACCTCACGGCCACTGCCAAAGAGTATTACCCTGATACCGACCGAATGCTCCTCATGTTGGGCTTTGGCGGGACGGCGTTCAAGAAGGTATATTTCTGTCCCCTACGCGGTCGTCCAGTTAGCGAAAGCGTCGATGCCGATGATCTGATCGTTAACAATGCGGCAACCGATCTGTCCAACGCCAAACGTATCACCCACCGTATCTACATGCGCCCGTCAACAGTTAAGCGGATGCAGATCCTTGGTGTATACCGCGAAATAGACCTGTCCGCTCCAAAGATGTTCCAACTGGATGCCGCACAACGGGAAAAGAAAGCACAGCAGGGTATTTCAGCAGATCAAACCAATCCTGACGATCGTGACCGCGAAATCTATGAGTGCTATTGTGAATTGAATATCAAGGGATTTGAGCACCGCCATAATGGCAGGGACACGGGCTTGGAAATCCCATACCGAGTAACCATCGATGTATCATCAAAAGAAATCTTATCCATTGTCAGAAACTATGACGAAGATACTAAAGATTTACCTGAACCCCGCCAGAACTTCGTCAAGTACACCTTTGTACCGGGGATGGGCTTTTATGATCTGGGTCTCCTGCACATCCTAGGCAACACAACCAACGCACTGACGGCCGCTTGGCGTGAAATGCTTGACGCTGGTATGTACGCCAACTTCCCCGGTTTTCTGTATGCCGACACAGGTGCAAGGCAGAATACTAACATATTCCGTGTGCCACCCGGCGGTGGAGCATTGGTCAAGACGGGCGGTATGCCAATTAGCCAAGCCGTAATGCCGTTGCCTTACAAGGATGTGGGCGGTGGTCTCATGTCGCTGGTGGAGAACATCAACCAAACGGGTATGCGTGTCGGTGGAACTGCAGAACAGGCCGTAGGCGAAGGCAAGCAAGACGCCCCTGTGGGAACCACGATTGCGCTCATTGACCAAGCCACCAAGGTTTTGAACTCGGTACACAAGCGTATGCATGCATCGCAAGCGGAAGAGTTTGAGTTATTAGTACAGTGCTTCCGTGAAAACCCAAATTCGTTCTGGCAAAAGAACCGCAAGCCTGCGCGTAAGTGGGATGAAGAGACGTTTTTCCGTGCATTGGATCAGGTTGATCTGGTGCCACAGGCGGATCCTAACACGGCATCGCAGACCCAGCGTCTCATGAAGGTTATGGCGTTAAAGCAGATACAAGCGCAAAACCCATCTATGTATGACCCAATTGCAATTGATACGGCTGCATTGCAGGCAGTGGGTTGGTCTAATCCTGAACAGTTTATGATTCCTGCATCTGCGCGTGGTAATCCACCACCAGAAATGCAAAAAGCAATTGCTGAACTGCAGCTTAAAAAACAAGAAGCAGATACAAAAGCGCAAGCCGTACAAGGAAAGTTAATGCTTGATCAAGCCAAGTCCGATCTTGATAAGGCTCGTGTAATGCAGGAACAATTGAAGGGGCTTGGTGGGCCTACGGACATTGAGCGCATGGAGTTGGCGATTAAAAACAAATTAGCTGATGCCAAGGTTATGGATACAAAGTTTAAGGGCGTAGAATTGGGCGCTGGTATGCATAACGACGCCATGAAGGCTCGGGTTGGTGAAGAGGAAATGCTTGCTAAAGAGCGTATTCAAATGATTGACTTGGCGCAAAACATAGCCGTGCATCCTGAAAGCGATGCAATCGTACGTAATCTTCTTGGCAATGTTATACCTGCTATTACGGGTTCTAAGTGATGCGCCGCGCCTACCGCAAAGGTGGTAAAGTGGAAGGCTCAATATGGCATGAGCGGGATTCCGTAAACACTGGCGGAGACGTTGATGGCTATAAGGACGGTGGATCACCTGAGAATGATATTGTTCGTCAACGGTTAGAGGCTATACCATCGATTGAACATGAAGACCCTGCCATGCGGGAAAAAGCACTTGGTATTGCACAAAAGACCCACGCATTAACTTCTGATTATGAGCCAAACCTTGGGCAATCTTTTTATAGTTTTAGAACACCCACTAGCCCTGAAAACGTTCAAGCTACAGTAAATCCAATACCCGGCGTTAATCCGCTTAATCCGCAAAAGCAAACATACGAACAGTTTTATAAAACCGCTAAAGGCGGAACACTGGTTAATCTTGGTGGAGATCGTTCTAGGTTGGGGCGGCTTACGCATATCCATGGGCAGGAATTGGCTTGGCCTGTCGATCTCCATGCGGGTCCGCAATACATGCTTGAACCCAATAAGGGTGCGGTGTGGGCTAATGCCGCGGGACAGACGACGAGAAACAAAAGATTAATTGAAGATTTGCAAAGAAAAGGACCAGTATACGGAGTGTATTCTCCCATGGGTCCAAAGTCGGTTGATTCATCGTTCCAAATGTCCGACGCGCTTATGTCGCAATTGGCTAAACAAAAACCAGAACCAGAAATGGTTAAAAAGTTTGATAAAGAACTTCGTGCTGGTTTGTTTGAAGAGCCTGCTAAACGCGATAAGGCTGTTGAAAAAATGAAAGAGTGGCCGGGCCTTGATGATCCATGGGCTGCACGAAACTTTTTAAAGACATTACCGGGTACTACACGCAGTCTTATTGTTAAACACATGGATAAGTCTGGATATCACAAGGCAGGGTTCCCTCATGTTGGTATGACCAGAGTAGCATTGACGGATCCAGAACTGCTTAAAACTGGCGGTAATATGATTGGTCATCGAGTGGTTGAACTTACGCCACAGAGCATCGAGGCATCCGCGTTTGAACACAATACATATCCAGAAATAACAAGCGGCCGTTATGTGGCAGACATACCATTGGTTCAGCGCCACTATGCTTTACCGGAAGCAGTAAAACAATTTGCCGAAGAGCCGCATAAGCCGGGCGTTTTGCATCCATATTCTGAAAATCCTAACGCTCGTTCTGGGTTTAAGAAGATGACAGAAGAGCAGAAGTTGCTGCAAAACATTGATGAGCCATGGCTTGAAAGTGTTTTAATGGGAATAAAAAACCAATCCAAATACGGGTTTAAAAAAGGTGGGCGTGTAGCGTACAAGAAGGGTGGTAAAGTTGAGGGGTCCATTTGGCATGAAGACGATATTGGTATGGGCGATGAACCCGTACAGCCACACGCTTTACTGCACCCTGAGAAAGACCCAGAGGACGTAGGCGTTATATCATCCAAGGTGTCCGAGGAAGCAAATGAACTTCCCAAGATGGGAACTATTCATTGGCATAAACCTGTTGTTGATCAGGATGATCATGTGCAACGCACCATACGCCATCGGTTAAATGATTTTACTATTGAAGAGCGTAATAACTTTGCAGCAGGTGGCCGTACTCATTTTGACGACGGTGGTGAAGCGGGAGAACACGAAACATTAAATGCTGTTAGCCGAGGAGAAACCGAACGTGCCGAATCTGACGCGCCATCCCCAAGCGAAAACGAAAATAAAGGCGGCAACTCGTTTATGGATCAAGCGGGTGAAGTTGCAAATGCAATTGGTAATTTTTTTGTGTCCCCCGCAGAAGCTAAAGATAACCCGCCGCAGCTTGCAAGGTCGTTTGTAGGACAAAATGAAACATTAAATGCGGTGCTTGGTAGTGGAAAGGCGGATGTAGCCCCAACGGGGTTAACCCGTGGAACTGGTACTACTGAAGATACGGCTAAGGCAAACGCCGCTGAAGCTGCTGCAGAACAAATGAACACTGCGTTTGCAACACCAACGGGTGCAGGAACAACGTTTAATATCCCACCATTGGCAAGCGAATCTTTTGAATTGCCACGTTCTGCTACGGGTACGCCGCTGGAATCCATTCTAGCCGCTGGCCAACCCACGCCCCCTGAATTACGTTCTGCTACTGGCACACCGGACGAATCACTTCTTGCTGCAATTCAACCTCCCGAACCTGAACCAATACCTACACCGGGAACACCAACGCAGCCTGTCGTAAATCCGACACTTAATGTTCCATTGCCAACGCCGCGTCCAGACCAGTCTATTTTAAACGCTCCACTCCCTACGCCAAGGCCCGATCAGGCTATACTGGGGTCAACGCCACAGCCTATGCCAGCGCCCGGAAACGTTCCGCTACCGCCTGTCAATCCTGCAGGATACGGAGAAGGCAATTTACTGGATAACATATTGAAACCATTTGGTTTAGATAGCGCATCATGGGTTTCCAACAAAGCCAAAACTTATACTGATCAAGGAATTAGCCCGTCCGACGCTTATACTAAAGCGCAATATGATCTTCTTGGCATTCAATCGGGTCTTGCAAATCAGCGTCAAGGATTAAACCAAACCCGTAAGGTTAGAAAATTGATGCCTGACGGCACTTACCAATTGGTAGATGAGCCGTTCAAGAAGGGTGGCGTTGCAAAATCACGTCGTTCCCTGCATAATACCGCAATTGTTGAGCAGGCGCTCAATAGAGTCAGTGCTCCGTTGCCAGCATTAGACTTTCCCCTCATGGCAGCAAAAGCGGGACGCCGCTACTAACTCCTTGGAGAATCATATGTCTGAAGCCGCCAAAACTGCGCGGAATGCAATGAGGGCTAAAGCCAAGCGCCTCACATCCGCGGATCCTAGCGAAAAGGTTGATTCGTCTTCATGGTCACCCGCCCCCCTGTTAGAAGCTGACAAGAAAACGGGCGCTCGTCCCCTTGTAAAGCGTCTTTATAAGAAGGGCGGCAAGGTCGTTGGGAAAGCAGAAGGCAAAAAGGCAGAGTTCCGTGCCGATCGTAAACCTCGTAAGAGCGGTGGTAAGGCAGAGCACAAGGCACCATGGGTTGATGATTTGATTAACCGTGACGTGCGGATGGCTAATGATATGCGCGAAGGCGTAAAGCACGAAGGTGCGTTTAAAAAGGGTGGCAAGGCACAAAAACTAGGTGGCGGTCCTATTGGCATGAACCCAGTGGGTCAACAAAACGAGATGATGGGCAAAGCCGCTGGCATGATGAAAAAGGGTGGCCGTGCTCATAAAGCCAAAGGCGGTACGGACCTTTCATATTTGCCAATTGAAAAAAAGGAAGCGCCAAAGCCATTCAAACCAACGGGTATTGAACAAGACTATAATCCTAATGTGTCAGTAGATCGTTACTATACTGGCCCAGATTATAGCGAGGGTGCTGCTCAAATTACTGAAATGCTTTCACGTAACCCACGGCAGTCTCCTGATTATCCTATGGCCCGTAAACACGGCGGTAAAACCGATGGCCACAAGGTCAAGTGGATACAGGACGCTATTAAGCATCCCGGCTCGCTCCATAAGGCGTTAAAGGTTCCTGAAGGCAAGAAAATCCCTATGAAAAAGCTGCATGCAGCCGAAGAAAAGGGTGGCAAACTTGCCAAGAAGGCACATCTTGCTGAAACTTTACGTGGCATGCATCACGCGTCGGGTGGCGAAGTTCAAAAAGCCATGATGAAGAACGTACGCAAGTCAATGTATCCACAGGGCATGTATCACCCGTCAGAATATGGCGAGCATGGCGAGCACATGGCTTCTGAACCCGGCATGAACAAATTAATGGGTACAAAAGCCGACATCAAAACCATGACGGAATTGATGAAGCGTGGTGGTAAACAACCTGACTTCTTGGCGTTCTCAAAAGAAACAAAACAAAAAACTGGCCGCAAGCATGGTGGTAAAGCAAGCCATTCAGACGAGGCACAGGATAAAGAATTGATGCACAAGATCCTTAAGCCTAAAGCGTTTAAGGCAGATGGCGGCCCAACAAAATTAACTCCTTTGCAAGAGTTGATTAAAAAGGCAGAGGATGCAGGAACACGGGCTGGACAACAATTAGCCGCCCAACGTCGGTTGCAGGCCCAAGGTAAAATGGATCCGAGACGCGAAGCCGCTATGGCTCGTGGTGATATGTCTGGTCCCGACTTAAATTACTTTGACAAGCCATTTAGCCGCCGCGCCGATGGTGGAAAAGCGATGCATCATGAGGATTGCTCTTGCAAAAAGTGCATGGGTGGCCGCATGGGCAAGTATTCCGGCGGTGGTGTGTTTGACGGTAATTCTAAGGAAAAAGTACCGGGTGTAGTTCCGGGTGGCCGTATGGCTCATGCAGCGGGCGGAAAAACCAAGGGTAAAACCAACGTCAACATCATTATTGCTGCAGGTAAAGGTCAGCAGCCTACTGGCATGATGGGTGGTGCTCCGCTTCCTAATGCTTCTGCGTCGCCTCGTATTCCTCAACAACAACCACCAATGCCACAGGGTATGCCTCCACAAGGTATGCCTCCACAGGGTATGCCTCCGCAAGGCGGAATGCCCGGCGCATTTAAAAAGGGTGGGCGTATTGCTAAAGCGTTTGGCGGAAATTTTGCAGGTGGTTCGCAGACTATGGGCGGAATGCCCCAAATGCCTCGTCCAATTGGCGGTATGTCAGGATATCCACAACAAGGCGGAATGCCTCAGATGCCCCAAATGCCTCGTCCAATAGGTGGTATGTCGGGATATCCACAACAAGGTAGCATGCCCCAAATGCCTCGTCCAATAGGCGGTATGCAGCCGGGAGCGCCTTTTATGGGCGGTTCTCAGATGCCACAGATGGGCGGTTCTCGTCCGGCTATGCCTCAAATGCCTTTGCCTATGGGCCGCAAGACAGGTGGCCGCGCCTATCCAATTGATACGGGTTCAGGTGGTGCCAATGCTCGATTGGAAAAAATAGAAGCCTACGGTCTCGAAACACCAAGAGGTCGTAATTCTGGTGGTCGTTTAAAAGAATTTTATGAACAGCATGATAAAATGATTCGAGATTATCCTCAAATTGCCGCTGCAAGGGATATGGGTACATCTCAAAAAACACCAAATCCGCATCCGCCCGGAACGGAAGAACACGCTGGTTGGCAACGTCGATATGACAATTATACTCCACCAAAATATAGTCCTATGCCAAGGACACAAAAAAATACTTTGGACATGATGTCGGATAGTGAACGAAGGGCCTACTATGAATCTCGTTAAATAATACTTTTCTCGGGTGTGTCTCCCATCCGATGAGAGGAGGGCCGGGCGCTTTTAACCCCTCTGGCGTCCGGTCCAGCCATTCAAGAGGGGTACTAACCAGAGGGGTCTGGAATGTTAACGAGTAAAGACCAGTTTGAAAAAGAACTGAAAAAACTAATATCTGAAGCCTATCAAACGGCACGGGACAACCTTGCGGGTGGTTCTGCTAATTCATACGACGAGTATAAAAAAGCAGTTGGCATGGTGCAGGGTTTAGCCCTAGCCCTTGAATTTATGGACGAAGCCAACAACATTTTAAGCAAAATGCGTTAAGGAATAAATAAATGCCTCCTATGAAGATGGAACACACAGTAGACCCATCAGTTGAAATTAAAGAAGCAATTGGTGATCTCAAAGACTTTCAACTTTTTAACAACCAAATCCTTGTTGGTATCTATATCCGTCCAACCAAAACCAAATCCGGCATCATTCTCACCGACAAAACCGTTGATGAAGACAAGTATCAAGGCAAAGTTGGCTTGGTATTAAAGGTTGGTCCTGTCGCTTTTAAAGATGAAAAAGGCGAATGGTTTAAGGATGTATCTATCAAAGAAGGCGATTGGGTTGTTTTCCGTCCATCCGATGGTTGGGCGTTAGCAGTAAACGGTGCTCCGTGCCGTATTTTGGAAGATTATACAATTCGTGCGCGTATTCAGTCGCCGGATTATGTTTGGTAAGGATTGACCATGAATAAAGATGATGAACCAGAACTCCAACTGGATTTAGAACCTCTTGAGAATGAGAAAAAACAAGACGACATCATTGTTGTAGAGGTAAAAGAGCCAGAAAAAGAACCATTTAACGGTCCTAAAAACGAATTAACCGTAGAAGATGGTATAAACGAACTAAAAACTCGTCTTGAAGAAGAACGCAAGGCTCGTGAAATTGCTGAACGTCGTGCCAATGAAGCAACGGAACGGTTTGCTGTTGCTCAAAACGATGTTAATGACACCAATTTACGTTTAATTGACAGTGCAATTGATACGGTTAAGCGAAATACGGACATTTTAAAGCAAAATCTTCGTGATGCTTTGTCTGTTGGTGATTATGATGCCGCTGCCGACATTCAATTAACGATGACAAAGGCGGAGTTGGATCTTCGTGACCTTGTAAGGGGCAAAATACAGGCAGAACAAGCAGCAAGAATACCTGTTCGTCCTGCTTATACACCTTCTGATCCCGTAGAAGCATTTGCATCACAGTTAACCCGCGAATCAGCGGAGTGGATTAGGGCGCATCCTGAATATGCCAAGGACGAAACGCTTAAAGCGGATATGATTGATGCCCATAACTCGGCCGTACGCCGCGGTATCAAAGCTGATACGCCTGAATACTTCCAATATGTTGAACGCAAGTTGGATATACAGCCAGCCCGTTTACGTGAACCGGAACAAAACGCCATGTCCGAGGCTTCTTCCCCTACCCAACGGCGTTCTGCACCTCCAGCGGCCCCAGTGTCTCGTTCTGGAAGTTCTGGAAGCACAAACCCTAATTCCAACGTTGTCAGGCTTACAGCAATTGAGCGGGAAACCGCCCGAGACCTTGGCATGACCGATCGTGAATACGCATTATCAAAACAAGCCCTTCTCCGTGAAGGTAAAATAGCAGGTTAGGAACAACCATGAGAAATATCGCTGAAGAAAAAAAAGAACGGCCCCCTATTCGGCCAACGGCTCGTCCAGAAACAAGCGAAGGTACTGATGTTGCATCAGAAAGTCCCCGTGAACGGGCGGCAAGACGTGCGGCAGAACTTCGTGGGCATAACAATGCCAATCTAGACGAAGGCGTAGACAAATTTGCTACCCCTACCCCACCGGATGGATGGTCTTATGAGTGGAAAATGAAGTCGGTTATGGGATGGGAAGACCCCTCGCACTACAACCGAATCACTATTGGCGGTTGGGAGCCTGTCGAATCATTTAGACACCCTGAAATGATGCCCAAGGGCTATGTGGGGTCTATCGAACGCGAAGGCATGGTCCTGTGCGAACGTCCTCTGGAAATTACCGAAGAACGCAAACACCGCGACTATCTTAATGCCCGTCAACAGGTCCAAATCAAGCAAGGCCAATTGGATCCAAAGGGTAAAGGCGGTCTTATTAGCCGCGAAGACGCTCAAATTGCTCCAAAGATTAAGAGCAGTTATGAGCCTATGCCAATACCAGATTGATTTGGGGGCTTCGGCCCCCTTTTCTTTTGGTTTTTTTTCTGTAATAATATGTTTCCTCTTCCCCCGGCGTGGAAGGGTTGATCTTTAACCTGTTTCTAAATCGCCCCGGCGCGCGATGATTGGAACTCTCTGAAAGGAGAACCCGTCATGGCGAACACTTTTGCGCCCTACGGATTTTTACAATATCAGGGTGGTGCAGGCGGAGCTCCAACGTTCGCACAATCCGCTCGTCGTATTGCCGCTGGTAATACAACCGCCATTTTCACTGGTGACCCAGTACAGCCTGTAACCTCAACCGCTAACGGCTACATCACGCAGGCAACTGCAGGTGGTACGGTTCAGCTTGCTGGTATCTTCGTTGGTTGCCGTTATCTCTCCACATCGCTCAACCGCGTTGTCTGGTCAAACTATTGGCCGGGTTCGGGTGCAACGGGCGACGTTGAGGCATATGTCATTGACGATCCTAACGCACGTTTTGTTGTCCAGACTTCGGGTTCTGGCTTCCCTGTAACGGGTACGGCTACCTCGCAGACTTCTGGTATCCAAGGTCAGCTTGTCACGTTTGCTTACTCTTCAACGGGTGCAACGTCTGGTAACGCCAACGGTGGTAACAACCTTAGCGGCCGTTCAACGGCTTATGTAAACGCTACGGCCACCACAAATACCTCGCCCTTCATCGTTGTCGATTATGCTGTTTCCCTCGGAAACGGTGGAGATCAAACCACTCAGTACTGCAACTTGATCGTTGGCTTCAATAACGAAGTCTGGCGTTCGAACTCTGCTGTCACTGGTATCTCGTAAGGAGTAGACTTCCATGGCTGTTAATCTCTCACAGATCCGTGACCTTCTCCTTCCCGGTCTCCGTGGCGTAGAAGGCAAGTACGAGATGATCCCATCTCAGTACGACAAGATTTTCACGAAGCATGAATCAAAGATGGCCCTCGAACGTACCGCTGAAATGCGTTACCTCGGTTTGGCCCAGTTAAAGACCGAAGGTGGTCAGACTGCATTTGATTCGGGCGCTGGTGAACGTTTTGTGTTTAACCAAGAGCATACGGAAATTGCACTCGGCTACGCAATCACCCGTAAAGCTATCGACGACAACCTCTACAAGACCCAGTTTACGCCTTCGAACCTCGGCCTGATTGAATCTTTCCAGCAGACCAAGGAAATCTACGGCGCGAACATCTTGAACACGGCACAGACCTATAATGCTGCAGTTGGCGGTGACGGTGTTGCACTTTGCTCCACTTCGCATCCGATCGACGGCAACACGGTAGCCAATACGCCAACGACCCAAGTTGACCTCAACGAAGCCACCTTGTTGAACGCAATGATTGCGATCCGCACGAACTTCCGCGATCAGGCTAACTTGAAGGTCTTCGCTCGTGGCCGCAAACTCATTGTTCCTCCGCAGTTAGAACCAGTTGCGATCCGTCTTCTCAAGACTGAATTGCGTCCGGGTACTGCAGATAACGATGTCAACGCGATCATGACCACTGCAGGCGGCTTGCCAGAAGGCTATATGGTCAACGACTTCTTGACCTCGTCTTATGCATGGTTCTTGCTCACGAACATTGATGGTCTTGCCTATATGGAACGCATTAAGTTCGAAACAGACATGCAAGTCGATTTCGTCACTGACAACTTGCTCGTCAAGGGCTATGAGCGTTACTCGTTCGGTTACTATAACTGGCGTTCGATTTACGGTTCATTCCCAACCTCGTAAGGAGAAGGCACCATGGCTGATACCGCATTCTCCGGTCCGTTGATTGTATTTGGGCAGAACCCAACGCAACCTTCGGATTACAATCCAGATCTAGGCTCCTCGCTGTTTTATGCGGGGGGCGGCATCCTTGATCCGCGCCAACCATTTACTTACCTTCCGGGTGAGTCGCAGGCAGCGCAGGATTTTGGATGGTATGGCTTCAGTGACATTGTTTCGTTCACTGGCGTTCCATACACCAACGCAGCGGCAGCCATTGTGGCTTCTGCAAACGCAACGAGTGCAACTCTTACGCTCGTTTCGACTAACTCCGCGACCACTGGCGTCTATTATTCGTCCACGTTTACGCGTTCGGATACAGGCGTTACGGATACGGTTCTTGCACTTGATGCTTATGCTTCAGTTACCGCTTCGGCAACGAACGGCGTTCTGACGGTTACGGCAAACAGTGGCATGCCAATCGGTCCGGGTATGGTTCTTCTCTCGTCATCTACGTCGGTAACGGGCGGAACCCTTGGTGCATCTTCTGGCGTCTATATCGGTTCTCAGATTACGACAACGGGAACTTCATCAACGGTTGGTAACGGACAAACTGGTACTTATCAGCTTAGTCAGAACGTAACTTTCACGTCTGGTACGGTCACTTTGGCTTATCCAAACGTGCAACAGTGCGCTATTCCGACGAACATCCAATCGCCATCTATTTGGCTTTGGAACCCAATGGCCATGGTTAGCCGCGCTGTAAGCGTTACTGCTGCAGCAAGCGCTACTGCTACGACCGCAACTGTTAACGGCTACGATGTCTACGGATATCCAATGTCGGAAAACATTACGATTTCGGCAGGTAACGCCGTTAACGGAAAGAAAGCATTTAAGTACATCAAGAGCGTTGTTCTTAACGCTGCCGATGCTACCCATGCCTATTCCGTTGGTACAACCGCAATTGTTGGTCTTCCTGTTCGTTCGGACACTGCTGCAGAAATCGTTGTTAACTCTGGTGCCTCGCAGGTTACCGTGGGTGCCAACACGGCATTTGCTGCAAACGGGTTCTTACCTGCTGATCGTACTACACCGTCCGCAACAACGGGCGATGTCCGCGGCACGATTGATCTCGCGAATGCGTCGGGTGTCAATCTAACGCCTTCCACTGGCACGAACAAATACGTGTTCCGTCAGATCCCACAGGCTTACAATGTCCAGTCAGCGACCGGCTTGTTTGGCTTAACCCAGTACTACAACTTCTAAGGAGTGAACCATGAAGGGTCACAAGGCACATCACCATATGCACGGTGGAAAAGCCCATCACTATGGGCATGAAGTGCATCACAAACACCCTCGTGCGGCTCACGCCAAGGGTGGCCATGTCATGCATCATGACGTGGAGTCGGACATGGAAGGCCACTTCGCTGACGATTCGTCGCCAGAAGAAGTTTACGCAGGCAAAGGTTCCCACGTTGAAGTGGAAGCAAAAAAGCGTAAGCATGGCGGTAAGGCAAAGCACCACGTTGGTATGGCTATGGGTAAAATGGCTCATCACCGCGGCGATCGTAAGCCACGTAAGGCAGGCGGTCGTGCATCGGATATGAACCCATTGTCCTCGGCAAATCCGGGTAAAGAGCCAAAGGCTCATCACTCGTACGAGCCAGAACACGATTAATAAGTTGGGGGCGAAAGCCCCCTTCTTCCCTTTTCGGAGTTTAAAATGACTGCTGCTTGGACACGCTCTGAAGGCAAATCACCATCCGGTGGACTTAACGAACGTGGTCGTCAATCGGCCCGTGCCGAAGGTCATCACTTAAAAGCACCGACTAAGGATAAAGATAATCCCCGTCATGATAACTTTTGTGCTAGAATGACTGGCATGAAACGTAAAATGACTGGTTCGGCTAAAGCGGCAGATCCTGATAGTCGGATTAACAAGTCTCTTCGCAAGTGGGGTTGCTAACATGGTTGTCGGTTTATCATTTGGTGAAATTGCACAAATTGTTCTTTCTCTTGTGATTGTTGCTTTGTTGTTGGTGCGAAAATAATGTCTGCTAAAGCGCAAAACGCTGGTCTATGGGGTCGAGCAAAGGCCGCTGCCCGTGCCAAATTTGATGTGTATCCATCGGCTTATGCTAATGCTTTTGCGTCAAAGTGGTATAAAGAACACGGTGGCCACTGGTCCGGTGACGATAATCGCGTCAAAAAAGATTCTGGCGGCGGTTTGGGTAAATGGTTTCACGAGGACTGGAAAGACATAAAGACAGGTGAGGCATGCGGTCGATCGGGTAGTGAAAAATCCAGTCGTCCATATCCTGCTTGTAGGCCCGCTCATGCGGCATCTTCTATGTCCAAGTCCGAAAAACAAACAATGTCTAAGGAAAAAACAAGTCCGACAAGAAGGTCGTGGCCTGTTTCCCCTTCAGGCGCAAAAAAAGGTAAGTAATTATGACTATTTCTCAAACTGGCGTTGTCTGGGACTCAATTACCAAGAATGGCAAGCATGAGCCGTTTGAATTACAGGTTTCGCGTGGTCAAATCACAAATCACCAGCCTGTAGAAATTTTTGGCTATAGCACACAAATTGGCGGAACTGCTCTTGGCCCATTATGGGAAGGTTTGACTCAATCAGGCGGTAATTACACATACCCATCTTCTGCGGGTGTTATTGTTCTTCTCAGCGCATCTGGCGCGACCGATTCTGGTTTGACTGTTCAGGTCAATGGTTTGGATTCAAGTTATAATCTTCTGTCTGAATCTGTCACTTTAAACGGCTCAGGCACGGCAACGACAACCAATTCGTTCTTCCGCATCAATGGTATGTTTGTGACGAATGGCATCAACGCAGGGAACATTACTGGTAAAATTGCAACCGTTCTTTACGCCCAAATCAACGCAGGTGTCGGTCAAACGCAAATGTCGATTTACACCGTGCCAAAGGGTTATTCGTTTTATTTGACATATGTGCAAGGCAACGCAAGCATTGGATTTACATCTAGCAACTATATGATTTTTGCTGAGTATAATAAATTCAATATTGCTAATAGCATCACAGAAAATGGTTATACCTATAACGTGAACGGCAATACGACATTGCTTTCTCAGTCGCCATTTGTTCAAATTTTCAACATTCCATACACGGTTCCTGTGGGCCACCCCGGCGGCACGGATATTCAATTTCAAATGAAGTCTAATACAGGTGGCCCATTTGTTGGTTCAATCTTCGCAGGTGGTTATCTGATCGCTGACGCTACCGCTACGACCTTCTAAGGAGCCAACATGGCTACGAGCGGCACTTACAACTATAATCCGTCGCTTGGCGAACTTACGCTTTATGCGTTTAACCTTGCTGAGATACGCAATACGGCAATAGCACAAGAGCATATGGAATCGGCCCGTATGGCGTCGAATATGCTTTTGGCTAACTGGTCTAACCGTGGCGTAAACCTATGGACGGTGGATCTTCAAACGGTTAACTTTAACCAAACGCCTACCACACTAAGTGCTACAGGTACTGGATCGGTTGCCACACTGACGTTTGCCACGCCAAATACGCCTGTTTACACAGTAGGTACGCAAATTACAGTGTCTGGTGTTACGCCATCGGGCTATAACGGCACTTATACGGTCACTGCATCGTCAAATGGATCTGTTTCTTATGCAAACTCCACAACAGGCGCACAAACAGTAGCGGGAACTATATCGTCTTCTACTCCAGCAGGTACGTATTCGGTTGATCCTAGTACCGTTGTTCTTCTCGACGCTTATGTGGAAACAACAAACAACTCAGCACAACCGATAGACCGTATAATTTTGCCTGTTTCTCGTACGGAATATGCATCATATCCCAATAAGCAACAGACAGGATTCCCAACGGTATTTTGGTTTGATCGTTTAATTAGTTCGTCTCGATCGGCGGGTTCGCCGGGTCCTTCAGTGACTCTCTGGCCTGTTCCGGATGGAACGTCGTCGCAATATTTTAAATACTACCGTGTGCGGCAACTCCAAGATAGTAATTATACGTCTGGCCAAACGGTTGATATACCGTATCTCTGGATGGAAGCCTATGCTTATGCCCTTGGTCATCGTCTTGCCGTTATGTGGAACCCAGAAAAATCCATGATGCTCAAACCATTGGCCGATGAGGCTTATCAGGTTGCGGCCGAGCAAAACGTAGAAACCGCCCAACAGTACATATCCCCGCAAATACAGGGGTACTTTAGGTGAGACCTCACGGCCGTGCCTCAGTATCTATCAGAAACCCAAAGGCGTTTGCTATTTGCGATCGTTGCGGATTTTTGTACAATCACAGTCAATTGCAGTGGCAGTTTGATTATGCAGGCGCTGGCTTAATTAACAAACGTATTCTGGTATGTAGCCCGTGCCTTGATAAACCACAAAATCAATTACGCGCCATCGTTTTGCCTTCAGATCCAACGCCTATCCAAAATTCTCGCGTTCAAGACTATGCTGCGGCCGAAACAACGACAATTGCGGTATCTGCAGGCGCTCCTACGGACCCAACAACGGGTATTCCAATCTATCCAACGGTCAGTTTGATCAACCAAGACGGTTTTACGCCGACAACGCAACCAATTGGTGCGCCTACAGGCTTGGATCAGAACGCTGTACAACCGCAATTTTTATCAACCGCGTACCGCGTAAACGTCAATCCGACATCCGTTTTGGCTAATGGAACAAGCACGGTTACGGTTAATTGCTCATCGCCGCATGGCTTGGCCACCAACGCACAGGTTTCGGTTGAGGGACTGTCTAAAAATGCCGCCGATGGAATGTACAGCGTTACTGTAACCACAGCTACGCAATTCACTTATCAAACAAATAGTGCTATACCATCAGGTAATCTGCTTCAGGGTACGACACTCATTGTCACCGCTCTGGTCGGACTGCCTTATGGCTACACTCAGATACCATTAACTGGGCCGATAACATGAGCAACATTACCGTTACCAACCTCCCAGTTCTAACTTCGTTAAGCGGTTCCGCCCAGCTTATGGTGGTTCAAAATGGCGTGTCATCGAGCGCGACAGCGCAGCAGGTTGCAAACCTCAACGCCAATGGCGGTACTGTAACATCGATCACGGCTCAATCGCCATTGTCTGGCGGCACTATTACCACAACGGGTACGATTGGCTTAAATACAAACAGCATAGACAATACTTACCTCGCCAATATGGCCGCCCGGTCAATCAAGGGTAACAATTCAGCAAGTCCAGCGCAGCCTCAAGATTTAACTGTTGCACAAACAATGACTTTGTTAGGCGCTGCACCTTTAGCGTCTCCTGCATTTACAGGAAATCCAACAGCACCTACACCTGCGTCAAGTGACAATAGCACCTCGTTGGCAACAACAGCTTATGTTAAATCCCTTAATTACGGATTTGGTAGTGTTACATCAATCACGGCTGGAACGGGTCTTTCCGGTGGAACAATTACCACAAGCGGAACGATTGCGATTGCTAATACTGGGGTATCAGCACAGACCTACGGTACGGCATCAACTGTTCCTCGGATAGCAATTAACGCTCAAGGACAAATTACAACCGCCAATAGCGTAACCATTTCTATTACGCCAAGCCAAGTGGTTGGCCTTGGTACGATGGCTACCCAAAACGCTAACGCCGTTGCGATTACAGGCGGAACAATAGACCAAACGGTTATTGGCGGGACTACTGCTGCGGCAGGTACGTTTACCAATCTTACAGCTACTGGAACGGTGTCTATTGGAACAATTAGTTCCGGCACTTGGCAGGGAAATCCTATTGGTATTCTGTATGGCGGCACAGGCGCAACCACAGCGTCAACTGCAAGGGCAAACCTTAGTGCGGCATCTTTAGGTGCAAATAGCGATATTACATCCCTTTCTGGCCTGACCACGCCATTATCTGAAACGCAGGGCGGCACGGGCTATGGATCGTATACGACGGGTGACCTTCTTTATGCTTCGTCATCTTCCACCTTGGCCCGTCTTAATGACGTGGCTACTGGCAATGCTCTTATTTCTGGAGGGGTCGGCGTTGCTCCGTCTTGGGGTAAAATTGGTCTTTCTACTCATGTGACGGGTACGCTTGGAACGGCCAATGGTGGTACGGGCCTTACGTCGTTTACTTCTGGCGGTGCTTTATATGCAACGTCCACGTCTGTTTTTACCACTGGCACATTGCCTGTAGCATCTGGCGGTACGGGAACAACGACATCCACGGGAACTGGTTCCGTAGTGTTGTCAAATTCGCCAACTTTAGTCACTCCGGCTCTTGGTACACCGTCATCAGGCGTTATGACAAACGTAACAGGTCTTCCTTTAACGACGGGTGTTACGGGTACGCTTGGAACGACAAACGGCGGTACCGGTCTTACATCATTTACATCTGGTGGCGCTTTATACGCAACATCTTCTTCCGTTCTTGCATCAGGGACATTGCCAGTATCGGCAGGTGGCACGGGCGTTACAACATCCACGGGAACTGGTTCTGTAGTGTTGTCAAATTCGCCAACACTTCTTACGCCAGCCCTTGGCACACCATCTGCGGCTATCTTAACCAATGCTACAGGCTTGCCGCTCACAACAGGCGTTACTGGCATTCTTCCTGTCGCCAATGGTGGTACGGGTGCGTCTACTCTCAGTGGTTATCTATTTGGTAACGGCACTGGCGCGGTTACGGCATCGGCTACTATTCCTAACGCTGGTCTAACCAATTCATCTATTACGCTTGGAACGACATCTGTATCACTGGGTGCTACAGTGGCTACGTTGTCTGGTTTAACAACGGTTACGGTTACGCAAGACCCAGTTTCCGCGTTGCAGTTGTCCACCAAACAATATGTTGATGGTCAGGTTTCTGCTGTCAGCAATACGACATTCCATACGGCTTCTGCGGCGGCTACTACGGCCAATCTGACTGCCACGTATAACAACGGAACTGCTGGTGTTGGCGCTACGCTTACCAATAGTGGCGCACAGGCCGCTTTTGCTGTTGATGGTTATACTGCATCATTAAATGACCGCATTCTTGTTAAAGACCAAAGCACTGGCGCACAGAACGGTATTTATACCGTCACAACACTTGGTTCTGGTTCAACCAACTGGGTTCTTACCCGTGCAACTGACTTTAACACGGTCGGCACTGGCCCTAATTTTATTGAAACTGGCGCTTCTACATTTGTTAGCGGTGGCACAACATGGGGTTCAACCTCATGGGTTATGAATACGACTGGCACGATTACGGTTGGCACTACATCTCTTGTGTGGGTGCAGACATCTTCTTCCGGTAATATCACCGTATCTGCACCTATCACCAAGACTGGTAATACCATTGGCCTTAGCACCGTTGGTATTTCGTTTGGCGGCACGGGCCAGACAACTGCATCCGCTGCATTCAATGCGCTTTCGCCAATTACCACAACGGGCGACTTAATTATTGGGAACGGCACGAACAGTGCAACCCGCTTGGGCATTGGTACGAATACACAAATCTTAACATCCAACGGCACGACTGCATCTTGGGTCAGCGGCATTAACGGCACGGTGGGCGCAACAACGCCTTCTACGGGTGCGTTTACCTATGTGACCGCCAACGGTTCGCTTGCCAGTGCGCTGAACGCAGGTGCTTATAGTTACGGTACGCTTGGCTATAGCGATACGAATATCTTTGCGTCTTATACCAATAGCGTAAACACCTATAACGAAATGGTGCTTCAAAACACCAATTCCGGCAGCACTGCCTCCACAAACTTTATTGTTTCCAACAACCTTGGTACGTCATCAACGTATTATGGCGAATTGGGGATGAATTCTTCAACATTTGCAGGATCGGGTGCATTTAACGCACCTAATACTGTTTATCTTGATGCGACATCCGCTGACCTTGCTATTGGTACAACGACAAATAATGCTATTCACTTTGTAGTAAATAACGGCGCAACGGATGCCATGACGATTGGCACAAGCGGCGCAATTACTGCGGGTGTTTGGAACGGAACAACTATCGCAACTGGATATGGTGGAACTGGTTTAACCACATTTACAGCAGCCAATAATGCTATTTATTCAACATCTTCATCTGCTTTAACGGCTGGTACATTGCCTGTTTTGGCAGGTGGCACAGGTGTAACAACTTCCACAGGTTCTGGTTCAGTTGTTCTTTCTACGTCGCCAACACTTGTAACTCCAGCACTGGGAACGCCAACTGCGCTTGTGCTAACTAATGCTACGGGTCTTCCTTTAACAACAGGTGTTACTGGAACTTTGGGCGTTGCCAATGGCGGCACGGGTACTTCAACGGCCTTTACCACTGGCTCCGTCGTATTTGCGGGTGCATCTGGCGTTTACAGCCAGAACAATGCTAAGTTCTTCTGGGATAACACCAACAACCGTTTGGGTATTAACACCGCCACACCACAGACGCAGTTGACGGTTGTTTCCAATACACAGACGACCACGCCAACGGCTACGCTCCCTGCGGGTACTGACTTGTACATTGTTGGCGCAAATGCTGCTAATACCCGTATTACGCAAGATGCTTACGGCACTGGCGCTTACGGTGTGTTCACTGCACGTATGGCCCGTGGCACGGCGGCTTCGCCTACTGCGTCGCAGTCTGGTGATACACTGGCTCAGTTTACGGGTCGTGGTTATGGCGCAACTGGATTTGCTACCGCGTCTACGGGACGGTTTGATATTACGGCGGCCGAAAACTTTACGGATACGGCGCAGGGTACATATGCGTCTGTATTTACAACCGCCACTGGCGCAAACTCGCCAACGGAAGCCTTCCGCTTTGGCCCTGCGGGTCAGTTAGGCATTGGTGGCGCTACATACGGCACGTCCGGTCAGTTCTTAACGTCTGGTGGCGCGTCTGCCGCTCCATCTTGGACGACGGTTACGCTTGCAACGCTTGGCGGCGTGGTTCCTGTAGCCTCTGGCGGCACAAACATCACGTCCTACACGGTTGGCGATCTTCTGTACGCTTCTGCTTCTACAACGCTATCCAAACTGGCTGACGTTGCTACGGGATCAGTTCTTGTGTCCGGCGGCGTTGGTGTCGCTCCTGCATGGTCTAATTCGCCTACGGTTACGGCTTTAACAACGGGCAGTGTCAGCAATAGCGGTAACGAGACGTTTACTGGAACTGGTGCGCGTATTCTTGGTGATTTTACCAACGCAACCATCACAAATCGTCTGGCTTTCCAAACAAGTACAACCAACGGCACAACGGGCATTTATGCGCTGCCTAACGGCACATCCACGGCTGCTTCTTGGCAAGCAACCAATGCCGCTAATCCTACCAACGCATCCAAAATTTTGATTGCGACGAACGGCTCCACAGACGTTCAGTTGGTGTCGGGTATCAACGGCACGGGTACGTATTTGCCGCTATCGTTCTACACAAACGGTACGCAAGCCGCCCAACTTGATATTTCAGCAAGTCCTGTCTTTATTTTGGGCCGTGGTGATGCGGGTGCTACGCCAAGTGCTTCTATTATCCGTTCGCCAAACGGCACGGGAACCAACATCACTGGCGGTAATTTATCGCTATATGCAGGTAACGGCACAGGCACGGGCGGCTCTGGATACATTGATTTCCAAGTTGCCCCAGTTGGATCAACAGGCACTACAGCCAATACGCTTGCATCTGCGATGCGTATCGACACCAGCGGCAACGTAGGCATTGGGACGACTTCGCCAAGCACAATACTGCAAGTTTCAAAAGCAAGCACATCAACGACAGTTGGTTCTTCAACTGCGGTAGTTAGTGTTGTCAATTCGCAAAGTTCGGCTCTTGGGGAAACTTCCGGCATTGAATTTTTTAATAGGAACGGCAGTGGTAGCGCGAAGCTAGCTGGTGTATACGGTTTTTACGAAAGTTACAATGCAACAGGTTACGCTGGCTCTCTCGTTTTCGCAACGGAGTCCGCTGGGTCATCAAACGTTACCGAACGTATGCGCATCGATTCCTCCGGCAATCTGCTGGTGGGGACGACGACCACTACTTCGGCCTCAATCGTATTTCCAACTTTAGTGGTTAATGGCGCTCCTTTTTCAAAAGGAAGTGCAGCTGGGTATTTTTGGGAAAACAGAAGTTCCGCTGCAACATCCACTACAAACTGGTACGGTTGGTATACAACCAGCAACGTGATTTACCTTTATAATGGTTCAGCAAACATAGCATCCGTTAATACAGCCAATGGTACTTATACCGCGCTATCTGACGTAAATAGGAAAAAAGATTTTGAACCATCAGCTATCGGGTTGGATGCTATTCTTCAGTTAAAGCCAACTCTTTATCGGATGAAAGATGCTGATGAGGATAGCCCAAAAGAACTTGGTTTTATTGCTCAAGAAGTTAAAGATTACATACCACAAGCGTATGTTGAGCATACTTCTATTGATGCTTCCGACAAAGAAAGCACATATATTGGTCTTAACGATAGGCCAATTGTTGCTGCTCTTGTGAAAGCCATCCAAGAACTTAAAGCTGAATTTGACGCATATAAGGCCGCGCACCCATGACCGATTACCAAACCCTTATAGACATAGTTGGCGGTGCAATCCTGACGGTGGCGGGGTGGTTCCTGCGTGAACTATGGGGCGCAGTCAAAGAACTGCAACGTGATTTGAATAAACTGGAAGCCAATATGCCAAAGGAATATGTCCTGAAGGTGGATTTGGACCAGAGAATGAAG